AGGCTGGAGATAGCTGAGAGTATGGCCGATGGTCGGATGTCCGACTTTAGCTCATACCAAAAAAACGTAGGGATCGCAGAGGGCTTAATGCAAGCATCTGAGATTATCCGCGAGACGATTAAAAACATAAACGAAGAGGATGAATGACATGTCTCATCAACATGATAAAACTTTTACCGACGAAGATACTGAAGCCACGATAACTTCGGATCAACTGCCAATACCTTTAAATTGGAAGGTTTTAGTCCAGCCTAATCAGGTTAAGAGAAAAACCGCGAGTGGGATACACCTCCCAACAATATCACAAGATAATGAAGAATACCTGACAGCTCATGGCGCGGTCTGCGCCTTGGGCGACTTGGCATATCGGGACAGGGACACTGGTGAACGCTGGCGTACCGAAGTTACTCCCAAGGTCGGAGATCGCATAACCTATGGAAAATATGCTGGTCAGAAACTTGTTATCAAGGGCGTTAAATTCCTTCTGCTGAACGATGATGAAATCACATCGATCTTGCCAGATGGCGTTGATGTCGCCGCATATATAGGATGATACAATGGCAGAAAATGACATCATGAATGAAATCGAGGCCGAAATTAAAAAGGCCAAGGGTGAGGTTGATGACTTCGAGATTGAAGTAATTGACGATCCCGTACAGGAGGCCCGTGAGGAGGCTGTGGACGTTGCTGAAGAGCAAGAGGAGCCAGACTATGGCCCCAAGGTTCAGAAGCGCATCCAGAAGCTCGTAAGCCAGCGCCGTGAGGCTGAGATCCAAGCCAGAGAGATACAGGAGCAAAACGCACAGCTCCAGAAACGTCTGGAACGCTTGGAGCAAGGATCACAGAAATCTTCTGAGGATATGTTTAATCAGCGTTACGCTCAAACAAAGCAGGCTTTACACAAGGCTGTGGAGGAGGGCGACACCGAAGCGCAGGTTAACTTCCAAGAGCAAATGGCCGACATGCGAGCGGCTATGCGTATTGCAGAAATGCAGAAGCAACAAAGCCAGCAACGCGCTGCCGCATCCCCTACAGTGGGCCGCGCACAGCAAGCTGCACAAAACCCAGCTCCCCCCAAGGCTATGAATTGGTGGCAGCAAAATAACTGGTTTAATGCCGCTGGCTTTGAACGAGAGACGGCTGCGGCCCGTGCTATTGATGTCCAACTTGACCTCGAAGGTTTCGACAAAAATTCGGACGAATATTACGACCACCTAAACAACCGTTTACAAAAAGTATTTCCTGAGTTATCTTCTGGATCAAGTCCAAGTAAACCTAGAACAAAAAGTAGACCACCAGTCGCCCCCACTACAGGCGGTTCTAGCTACAAGGGCAATAGAGTGAGGATGTCGCAAGATCATCTCAGAATGGCACGGGAACTTGGAATTAATGACGCAAATGGCCTTAAAAAGTATGAAGCCGAAATTCGTCGTCAACAGAGGGAACAATAATCATGACTGAGAAAAGAAATGTTCGTGCGGACGAAGCTCGTAATTCTGTGCGCGATGAGGACTCACGTCCTATGACTGCATGGAAACCCCCAGCACTTTTGGATGCACCCGAAGCACGTCCCGGTTATGTCCAACGGTGGGTAGCGACCTCGATTCAAGGGAAAGATACGCCAGATAACGTGTACAAACGTATGCGTGAAGGGTGGGAACCGCGTAAAGCTGAAACTGTGATGAGTAAGTTGTTTCCGACTATCAATCACGGGCAGTGGCAAGGCTGTACAGGCATCGAAGGAATGTTGCTCTGTGAAATGCCAGAAGAACGGCATTTGGCAATGAAGGAATACTATTCTAACAAGAATGGTGAGCAAAACGAATCCGTTGCAGGTGACCTTGATGCGTTAGGACGGCGTCATGGACAACCGATCCATCAGGATCGTAGGTCCGAAACAAGTCGCGGCAGATCTTTATCTGCCATGAGCGATTAACCTTAACGCTATAGGAGCGAAAAAATGGCAAATGTTGATGCTGCCTTTGGGTTTGTCCCAATTCGTCACATGAGCGGTAATGCACCACGCACAAATCAGTATACCATCACAAGTGGTCTTGCAGAAAACATCTTCAAAGGTGATCTCTGCATTCTTACTGCTGATGGTGTTGTGACACCGCATACTGCTACTGAAGTAAATAACATTGGTGTGTTTGATGGTTGTTCATATACAGCCGCAGACGGATCATACGTCTACAGTGAATACTGGCCGTCAGGCACAGTAGCTACGGACATCATTGCTCATGTATATGATGGCCCAATGACTGTGTTTAAAGCCCAGTCTGCTGGTACGACTGCACAAACAAACATTGGCAATTGTTGCGATGTTGTTGCAGGCGCAGGTTCGACCCTTACAGGTCAATCTGGTTTTGAACTGAGCGGCACAATGGCTGCGGGAGCTGCTTCCTGCAAGATCCTTGCGCTTTACCATGCACCAGACAATGCGTTTGGTGCGAATGCTATCATGGAAGTTCTCATCAATGAGCATCTTCTTAAAGATAGCGCCGGGATCTAAGGAAGGATTTAAATCATGGCTATGAATAGAGCAAGTTTTGCTAAAATGCTTGAGCCGGGTCTAAACACCTTGTTTGGCCTAGAATACGACCAGTACCCTGCTGAATATGCGGCGGTCTTCGCATCGAATACTTCTCAGAAGGCATTCGAGGAGGACGTACTTTTATCCGGTTTTGGCTCTGCTCCAACTAAATCTGAAGGTTCAGCCATCTCTTATGATGACGCTGGCCAGCAGTGGACTGCGCGTTACCAGCACGAAACAGTTGCTTTGGCATTCTCAATCACTGAGGAAGCTGAAGAAGACGGCCAGTATGGCTCAATTGCTTCTCGCTACACCAAGGCTCTTGCCCGTTCTATGGCTTCCACTAAGGAAATCAAAGCGGCTAACGTCTTGAACAACGCGACAACTGCAAACGGTGGAGATGGCACTACTCTTTTGAGCCAAACTCACCCAACGCAGAACGGCAACCAGTCTAACACGTTAGCCACAGCGGCTGACTTGTCAGAAGTTTCACTTGAAGCCATTCTTATCCAAATCGCGGATATGAAGGATGATCGTGGTCTTCGGATTGCTGCCCAAGGTATGCAGTTGGTTATCCCAACGGCCTACACGTTTGTTGCAGAGCGCCTGCTGGAATCCCAGCTTCGCGTTGGCACTGCGGACAACGACATCAATGCTATCCGTTCTGGCGGTTACCTGCCAAAAGGTTATCATGTGATGCGCCGTCTGACAGACGCAGACGGGTTCTTCGTCACAACTGACGTTCCTGATGGACTGAAAATGTTCCAACGCTCGCCTATGAAAAAAGGCATGGAAGGTGATTTCGAGACTGGCAACGTGCGCTATAAAGTGCGTGAGCGTTACAGCTTCGGCTACACCGACTGGCGTGGTGTGTTTGGCTCCGAAGGAGCATAACATTTCTCCAGAATGTTATGATTAAGGGGCGGTCTTCGGATCGCCTCTTTCTTTTTAAAACGATGTGATGTATTGTCTCAATATCCCTGACAGCCGCATGGTGCGTCTGACATTTGCCACGACAGGAGAATCACATGGCTAACACAACATTCACAGGACCAGTGCGCTCAGAAGGCGGCTTCCAAGTTGTCTCTAAAAATTCAACAACTGGTGCTTATACAGACATTGCAACTATTGCGTCCACAGGTATTGTCACCGACAAATATGTAAAGCACGTTGGCTTCGCCACAGGCGTTACAGTAAACACCACAGCAGGCGACAGCCCGACTATTGGTGAGTTTACTCAGCCAGCAAACACAATCATCACAAACATTAAGATATTTTGTGACACGGCTCCCGTTATTGGAACTGGTGATATTGGCTATGAAGTTGGAACATCCTCTTCGGGCGCACAAATTGTTGCAGCTATCGCAGATGAGATCCTAGATGGCGGTACAACAGTTGTCGTTGGAAACGTAACAACTACTACCTTGGTTGCTACTACTCAAAACGCCGCCACGGCCCCTATCTCTGCTCAGTATGCTTCAGCAGAGCGTACAATTTACTGTAATGTTACTAACACAGTGGATGCTACGACAGCGGGTTCGTTTACGTTCATCGTTGAGTACGTTCAAATTGCCTAATAATCATTTTGGTTGGGAGCTTCGGCTCCCACCTATAACCATAGGAGATTAATATGGCCGACATTACAACATCGACTACGATCATCGACAACACACATGAGTGCGTATTTGCATTCCAATATCAATATGTCGATGGTGGGAACGAAAGTGCAGTGGCTAAAATAGATGTGTCTGCCCTCGCGGCAAATGCAAATGGCGCAACCTGCACGGGTGTACGCATTGTGGAATGCCAGTGGATTTTGCATGGAATGACAGTTGAGGTACTGGCAGACGCAGATACTGATATTATTATTTTGCATTTGGCAGAAGATCAGCAGGGATACCAAACTTTTGAGAAATTTGGTGGGCTACCCAATAGCGCGGAATACGGTGCTAACGGCACAGGCGACATCAAGTTTACAACAACTGGGGCTGGAGCGGTTGGCGATGCATATCAAGTGATTATTCGCGCCGTTAAAAAATATTGATAGAGGTACGACATGGCAACTTCGGGAACCGTAGCGTTTAGACCTGACATACAGGAAATAATCACTGAGGCGTTTGAGCGTTGCGGTCTTGACCCACAAGTCCAGACTGGTGATAGGGCTGTGTCCGCAAGGCGCAGCCTAAACCTCCTCTTCTCTGAGTGGGCAAATCGCGGCATTAATTACTGGGCGTTAAGTCAAAACACGCTGACACTGATAAACGGTCAGTCAACGTATACGCTGCCAGCAGGCACTATCGACATCATGGATGCCGTTGTGCGTGATAGCTCTGGCACAGATACGTCTGATCAGATCATCAACCGCGTGTCGATCTCTGACTATAATCAGCTCCCAAACAAAACGTCCCCCGGCAAGCCTAGCCAGTACATGCTAGACAAGCTGTATACGCCTGTGGCCTACTTCTGGCAGGTTCCTAATCGCACAACGTATAGCATGGTGTATTGGGCTATAAATCAGCTTGAAGACGTTACGGCGTCTAATCAGGACGCCGACATCCCGTACCGCTGGAATGAGTGCATATGCGCTGGCTTGGCTAGTAAGATGTCTCTGAAGTTTGCAAACGAGAAGTTTCAGATCCTAAATGAAATGTATGAACGTGCATTCACCTTCGCATCGGCTTCAGACAATGACGGTGTAAGTTTAAGGATTCAGCCAACTGCGCTGAACTTATCATAATGACGAAATACGCAAGAGGAAAAAAATCCCAAGCGATAAGCGACATAGGCGGTCTTCAGGTTCCCTACACCCAGTTGAAGACCACTTGGGATGGCTTGCGTGTTTCTCCAGAAGACTTTGACCCAAAACAACCACAACTAACGCCTGCAAAAAATGTAGTTGATGCGACAGCACTGTTTAATCCACGGCCAGACACAGATCCTGAGAATGTTGTTGTTTATATCGGCTACACCCAAGACTGGACTATAGATCCACGATTGCGCCCCGGCGTGGGTGTTCACGGTCAGGGTGTAATTGGATTTGTTTCCAACGTAGACAGGGATTACATATTTGATGTCACTGGAGTGTCTGGCACGGGTGCTATAGGCACAGCGATTGTATCTGACAACGAAGATGTGGCTGTTACTGGTCTGGCAGGTACGGGCGCGACAGGTACGGAAGTTATTCAAAATGATGCAGTTCCAGTAGGTGTTTTTGGCACTGGTGCAATAGGCATCACATCAGAGATTACGAATGAGCCAAACGTAACAGGCGTGGCAGGGACAGGCGCTCTTGGCTCACAAACACTGCACATCACAACAGATGCTCCAGCAACATCAGTGATTGGTACGGGCGCTATAGGAACAGAAGTCGTTGAGACAGAAATACCAGAACTTGGTGTTGCTGCGACAGGTGGCGTTGGTACAATTGCATTTGAATCCTACGCTGCCGTAACCGCAGCGGTTGGTACGGGTGCAATAGGTGCTGAAGTTCCAGAAGTAGAACTAGGCGAGACAGGTGTTGCTGGCACGGGTGAAGTGGCAGGATTTGGCATCTCTGGTGATGGCAACATTCAATTGCTTGTAACAGGTATTTCGGGTATAGGAGCAACAGGCGCTATTGGCGAAGAGGTCTCTGCGTCTGAGGCTATTGAGACAGGAGTCGCTGGCACAGGAGCCATAGGTACAGCTAGTATCCTAACTGGTTCTGAAGGATTAGGTTGGGGCATTGGCGAATGGGGCGCTGGTGCTTGGCAGGCGGATACATTGCCACGCCCAGCTTCGGTAAGCGGTACTGGCGCGATTGGCACTGCGTCAGTTCAAATTGAAACGTCTTGGGGTATAGATGGATGGGGTGAAGGGTCTTGGCAGTGAGGATGAATAAGTGAATTACACACAGCTAGTTGCAAATATTCAGAACTTCTTAGAGGATGACAGCTCTGAGCTGCAAGCCTCTATTGATGAAATCATAGAACAAGCTGAGACAATGATCTTCCAACGGTTGCCTAATCTGCCGTGTTTTCGGCAGACAACCACAGGTAATATGGTTGCTGGTACGGCAGATTACACTGTTCCTTCCGCAAGAATGATCCGTCAGGTATCTGTCATATCATCAAATGTCGCGGCATATTTAGATCACAGAGTTGATTCATATTTGCGCGATTACTGGCCAAATGCGGCCACGCAAGGGACTCCGATTATATATAGTACGAAAAACGCTGGGATCTCTGGGACTGTTGTCACGTTTGCGCCAACGCCAGATTCGACGGATACATATCAAGTAGATTACATAGCTCCTGAGACGGGGTTAAGTTCAAGCAACACAAACAACTGGATTGGCGACAATGCCGAAAATGTGTTGCTTGCCGCGTGTCTCTATGAGGCGTCAGCCTTCCTCAAAGCTGGGGAAACATTGGCGCTTTATAAGACACAGTTTGACGAAGCAGTGCAACTTACAGTACAAGAAATGCAACGCGATTACGCAGCAGAATATAACGGAGGTCTATAATGGCTATTACTCAAGCAATGTGTACAAGTTTTAAGGAAGACTTGTTCCAAAAAGAACAGGATCTGGATACAGATTCCATTAAGATTGCGCTGTACACTTCTTCAGCGACACTAGATGCAACAACAACCGCATATACAGCCACAAACGAAATAAGTGGTACTGGATATTCGGCTGGCGGTGTAGTTCTTGCCAGTCCAGTGATTGGCACAACAGGAACGACTGCTTACGTTGACTTTGATAACCCAGAGTGGGCATCAGCAACATTCACAGCTCGTGGCGCGTTGATCTATAACGACACAACTGCTGGCGATAATTCGATTGCAGTCTTGGACTTCGGCGGTGACTTTACAGTTTCGTCAGGTACATTCCGTATCGTATTCCCAGCACCGGGCGCGGCTGCTATCATCCGTATTGATTGATAAAAGGATAAAGAAACATGGCTTCTACCTATGTAAATGACCTTCGCCTAAATGAGATGGCAACTGGCGATCAGTCAGGCTCATGGGGAACAGTCACGAATACTAACCTCGAATTGATCGGTGAGGCGTTTGGCTTTGGCACAGAAGCCATAACAACCAACGCCGACACGCACACAACCACAATCGCGGATGGCGCTTCTGACCCCGGCAGGGCAATGTTCCTGAAGTACACAGGTACTCTAGACAGTGCGTGTACGATCACTATCGGCCCAAACACGGTCAATAAAATGTGGTTTATTGAGAACGCCACTAGCGGATCTCAGAACATTATCATCTCTCAGGGATCTGGTGCTAACATCACAATCCCAGCAGGGCAAACCAAAGCGGTATATGGCGATGGGGCTGGCTCTGGCGCTGCCTTCGTAGATGCCTTTGCTTCGCTGAATGTTGTGGATATGTTGGTTGATGACGATCTGACGGTTACGGATGATTTAATTGTCGGCGGTGACATTGATCTTGAAGGCAGTATCGATGTTAACGGCACTGCAAACCTAGACGCTGTGGACATTGATGGCGCTGTGCAGATTGACGCTACGCTATCTGTTGGCGTTGATGACACGGGCTACGATGTTAAGCTCTTTGGCGATACTGCGTCAGCTTATATGCTTTGGGACGCTTCGGCAGATGATTTAATTCTTGGCGGTGCGGGGGGGCTAATTGTTCCAGAAGGCCAGATTACAATAGGCGCAACAGCAATGACAAGTTCGGCTGCTGACTTAAACCAGCTAGACGGAGTCGTTGCAAAAATAGCAGGTAAGGAAACCATCTGGATTCCAGCGTCTGCTATGTACCCATCTACTACAAACGGATGTGCTGGCCCTGAACAAGTAGAAACCACAGCACTTCGCCCTGACTTGAAGGTGTTGGATTTTGCAGCGGCCAGCGATGTTTTTGCTCAGTTTGCCGTCTCATTTCCAAAGAGCTGGAACCTTGGTACAATTACTTACCAGCCATTCTGGACTGTGACTGGAACTAACACAGGCACAGTCGTATGGCAGTTAGGTGGAATTGCTGTAAGCTCTGACGATACAATCAACACTGCATTTGGAACACTGGTTGCAACAACTGCACTGGCTCATAGCGGTACATCTAATGACCTCATGGTGTCTGCGGAGAGTGGAGCAGTTACAATTGCTGGAAGCCCTGCGGATAATGACCAATGCTTCTTCCAAATTAACAACGATGCAAGCGCCAGCGGTCAAACAGGAGTAGCTCGTTTGCTGGGCATTAAACTGTTCTTTACCACTGATGCGGCAAATGATGCGTAGGAGTGTAACATGAGTTTTGGATATCAAGTCTTAGGTTTTGGTTCTGGCGGCGGTCTTGGCGCTCTTACAGGAGCTACGGGTGGAACAGAAAGCACCTCTGGTTCTTATACTATTCACACGTTTACTAGCAGTGGTACATTTACTGTAACTGGAGGACAAGGTCTTGCTGATGTCATAACAATTGCTGGCGGTGGGACAGGATATGACAAAGGCGGTGGGGGCGCTGGCGGTTACCTGTACAGTACAGACGTTGTAATACAAAAGGGGCCGTACACCGTTACTGTTGGGGCTGGCGCTGCTTCTGGCGCTATAAATAACGGAGCTGATTCTGTTTTTGGTGAGTTAACGGCTATTGGCGGCGGCGGCGGGGGGACTACGTCAGGGAATTCCGGCGATGGTGGATCTGGCGGTGGACCGGGAGGGTCTGGAACGGCTGGGCAAGGCAACAATGGCGGGAATCGAGCCAGTGATGCGTATGGCTCTGGCGGCGGCGGCGGCGGCGGCAAAGGTGGAGTCGGTGGAAATGGTGGGCGAACGCCATCAAACTACACTTGGAAAGGTGGACCGGGCGGCGCTGGATCAAGCGAAGGATTTACAGGCACAACGCGAGCTTCTGGAGGTTCTGGGGGTGGGCAGCATTTAAGCCAGCCAGCCACACCCGGCGGCGGTGGCCGTGGCGGCGGTGGCGCAGGAGCTGTTTATAACGGGGACAATGTCGCATCAACTGGCGGACAAGCCAATACTGGCGGCGGCGGAGGCGGGGCATTTAATGCCCCCGGTAACGTCCAAACTGGTGGTTCTGGTATTGTTATAATTCGATATTTGACGCCAGTATAGGAAACTAATCATGTCACATTATGCAAAAATAGAAGATGGGATTGTGACCAACGTAATCGTTGCAGAGCAAGACTTTATCGACACTCAAGAAGTAACTTGGGTTCAAACATCGTACAATACAAAAGGCGGCGTCCACGTTTTGGGCGGCACTCCTTTGCGTAAAAACTACGCTGGGATTGGGTTTATTTACGATTCAACTTTAGATGTTTTTTATGAACCTCAAGTGTATCCAAGCTGGACGCTGGATAATAATACTTTTTTGTGGGTGGCCCCAGTAGATTACCCTGACGATGGTTATTCTTATGAGTGGAACGAAGACACAACAAGCTGGGATAAGGTTGAAGTTTAATGGACAAAAGAACAGTAAGCTCAGCTCATGCACGGATTGATGGATTGGAAAAGGAAGTCATCGCAATTAAAACTGAGGTTAAAATTCAATTCAAAGATTTGTACATTAGAATCAAGAGGTTGGAATCCATTATGATTGCTGCGGCTGCGTCCATTATTGGTCTTTTAGTCACGGTCCTAATGAGGATGTAATGGCTCGCCTAATCGCCATATTGGTTTTTATCTTGACGGGTGGCCTAGCCAATGCCCAAGTTTCGGACACGGTATATAGCGACAGTAATGTAACTTCGTCTGGGACAATGGACACCACGGTTCGCAGCCCTCCACCCTCTGCAATATCCCCACAAATCAGCACTGGGACGGGCGATCTTTGCACGATTGGCGTATCTGGTGCAGTACAAACCCAAATTCTTGGCATATCAGTGGGCAAGGTTTACACCGAAGAGAACTGCTTACGCTTAAAGAACGCTAAGACTATGTATGATATGGGCATGAAAGTGGCGGCTGTATCGGTAATGTGCCAAGATGCAAACGTAAAACTTGCCATGAAGAATGCCGGGACGCCCTGCCCAATTAGAGGTCTAATAGGCGATGCTGCTACGATGGCATGGGAGGCGGAGGACAGTATCGAACCCGCTCAGAAGATGGACAAGGGTGCTATAAAAGGTATGTTTAATAATGTTGATAAGGACACCAAGGTTGGTGTTGGCGCTGTACTTGGCGCTCTTGGCCTCCTCCTCTTACTCTGAGCCGTTTACATACGGTGCAACGGGCAACGCTGCATACAGTGGCCTAAACTGGTCAATGGGGTCTGTACTGCCCTCTGTGACGGGCTTAGACATAAATGGCCTTATATATCGCTACACAACAGTCAAGAATACCGAAGACGCCATGAAGGTCCATGTAAGCAATCTAAATGCTCTGGGCAGTGGGTATATTTTTAGAGAAACTGACGATTGGAGCGGCGTTCCCGGCAACCGGATCACCAAATCATTTGCGTTAGGCAATACCCCCGGTGTGAATTGGGGTAACGGTTCTATATCTGTTGACGGTACGGGAAGCGTTCAGGATGCGGTTGTGGTTTACAGCTACCGGATTGATGCGTGTTACGATCCGCAATTAAACTCCGGCTGTGTAGGTTACGTTAAGCCTGCGCCTCCCGTAGTTGATGTTGAGGTTTATAACACTCTTGAGGACGAACTTATCCTTGCAGCTTTAGACAGCGACACTAACTTTAAATATGATCAGGATGGAAACCGTATCGTTGACGATGACGATGAAGAAAAAGAGACAAGGCTGGAAATGGGACTTACTGCGTCCAATAATGCGCTAACAATGCTGCGGGTGCAGGGCCAAGCTGAGATAATAAACGCAATTAATCTCCAAACTGATTTGGCTATGTACTATAATTCAACGATAAACGGTGGAAGATACGGAGATGTCAAAACTTTGACGGATGCTAATTTACCCGATAATAGTAAGGCACTGAGAAATAATTTAGCGCAACAATTGCTGCATGAACAAATGGTGCAGATGCAATATGATGAATGAGGTCCAATATGAAGTATCCTGTTTTAATTCTTTCAATGTGCGCTTTCCCTGCGCTTGCCGAAGTAGAAATTGTTGGCAACATTGAGGCAAAGTGCATCATCCAAACGGACACGCCGGGTGTTTATGGCAACCCTACGGCTACAAAGCTGTCTACGCTTCCGGCTGATGGTGGAGTTGTCCCTATAGTTAGGTATGATGTAGCCGTTGCAAATTACTATACTGCGCGGATTACATCGCCTACAGCTTTTTCATCTTCGCCAACGCTCACGGACACTGTTAATTGGACTGGCTCTACTGCTGTAGGACAAACTACAGATGCCACCATGTCAGCATATGACACCAACAAAGTTGTTTACGGTGCTACTACTGATTTCAGTTTAACTGTAGCTGGCAGCACTTGGTTCGATACAAGCTCAACTGCTATTTATGGTGTAGATAAAGCGTTCCCCGGCGGAAGTTATACCGCCATCGTACAGGCAGAGTGCATTGCTAACTAAAGCATCACTGTTGTTTCTTGTCTGGTCTTCTGCTTTGGCGGCACATGAAATGACGCCTGCCTATCCAACTCTAAAACCTTCCTACGTTGAGGGGGTAATGAAGGCAGAGATGTCTTTGTTTAATTACCGATCTGACGTTAAGTATTATAAGATCGCCCTCTTCGATGCTGACTGGATCAACGTACCCTTTGCCACAAAGTACAGAGTTTTAAAGGTAAAACATGAGGAGCGGCAAGACTTTTCAGTCTACATAAGAAAAGCTGATTTAGTTCGGGCGGTGTATCTATGCACAACATCCAAGATGCTAAAGAAGGCTGGCGTCAAGACGGTAATCTCCTCTAGGATATGTTCGCGAGTTGATGGGGCTAGGCCATGAAATGGTATGTAGTTTTCTGGATGGTATCGTTTATAATTTTCATTAGCGTTCTTGAGGCGAGATCGGAAAGCAGTTCGCTTGCGCTCCAACTCCCAAGCGCACCGATGAACTATCAATCTGATCGTTTTCGCGCTGGTAATCTGGATTGTAGCAATGCTGTCGGCGGCGGCACGACACTTGAGTGGGGTGTTACGGGTGTTATAACCGACATTGGAAACGGCGTTGGGCAGGGTAAGGACATTGGCCTTTATGCGCGTGTCGTTATTCCTTTAGATAAGCCTAAAAGCCGTGTGAATTGTGATGACTTGTTTCAAATGGAGCTAACCCACAGACGCCTTGAAATTCAAATGCTTCGCGCTGAACTGCAACAGCTTAAAAAGTTGCAGGAATCAGGTGAAAACGATGAAGGCGAAATGGAGTTTGAAAACTGATGACTGATCTGACTAAAGTTGCAGATAACATTGATGGCCTCGCAGACCGCGAGATCAAGGCAGGTGGTTTTAAGTTTACCTTCGCATCTATCTTTGCAATCTTTGCTTTCATATCTACGGTAGTTGGTGGTTTGTACGGTGGCTTTGTACTGTATCAAAAGATTGAAGAGGTAGCAGGGCTTGATATTGGGGAGTATCAACAGCAAATGGAAGTTATGGACGCTCGAATGCTTGGCATTGCTGAGAAGGTTGAGGAGGGCGTCGAGTATTCCCGTGCCATCAAGAATGGCCTGACGGATGACATTTTGCGGATCGAACAGCAGACTGACCGTATAGAAGACATGGTTCGGGAGATGGAAGACAAGGTCCGCGCTATGATTGACGCTGCTGAAGTTCGTTTTGAAAATCAGAGAGAACGTGTTAGAAGCAGTCAAGACGCGGATATGAAGGAACTTGAGGACAGGCTTATGGGTAAATTGCAACGTGCATTAGACAATCCTTTGGCTGATTAGGAGATTGATATGACTGAGTTTGAAAAGGCCGACAGTGACGGATCTGGCAACATAGATAAGTCTGAGTGGGACGCTCTGGCCCTAGAAAACCGGAAGCGTGTGCTTGATGACGAAGATGCCCAGCGAGATGCCCAGCGTAAGATGACTTGGTTTGCTCTGTCTGGAATGCTGCTTTATCCCTTCGCTATAGTCCTGTGCGCTATTATGGGGCTGGATCAAGCGATGAACTCTCTTGCTAGTATCGCTGGGGTTTATTTTGTATCCGTATCTGCGCTGGTTGGGGCATTCTTTGGATTTTCTAAGCTGGGAGGTAAGAAAGAATGATAGCTTTATTAGGTAGCGCGTTGGGCTTTGGGACATCGTTCCTTCCCCAAGTGCTGGGGTTCTTTCAAAAGAAACAGGATCACAAAAACCGAATTGAAGAACTTAAACTACAGGGCGAACTCGCGGCCCTTGGCGTTACGCACGACATCCAGAAACTAGATAAGCAAGCTGAGATTGCAGAAACGAAGGCTTTATATGAATTTGCTAACCCTCGTAGCGGCTTTGCCGCAGGATTATCCGCATCTGTACGGCCTGTTATTACTTATGCTTTTTTTGCTTTATTCCTATCCGTCAAAGCGGTCATACTATTAAAGGCAATGGAAGCTGGCAACGATTGGCAAGACGCAGTTCCGCTGATGTTTGATGATGAAACACAGGCTTTGTTCAGCGCAATCATAGCGTTTTGGTTCGGGCAGAGAAGTGTAAGTAAATTTATGGGAGCAAACAAATGATCTTAACTTCTTCACAGGTAAAGCACTTGCTTCATGGCAACGATGATTGGGAAAGCTGGGTCGAACCCATGCAAGAACTTTTGCCAAAATATGGTGTGAACACCGAAGATAGAATTGCAATGTTCGTTGCTCAGTGTGGCCATGAAAGCCTGAACTTCAAAGTTCTAAAAGAAAACCTTAATTATTCTGCCAAGGGCCTTAACGCTATCTTCCCTAAATATTTTGAACGTGCTGGGCGCGATGCTCAAGAATACCATCGTCAGCCCGAAAAGATTGCTAATATCGTATATGCGAGCCGCATGGGTAATGGACCGCCGTCGAGCGGGGATGGCTGGAAATTTTCGGGAAAAGGCGTCATCCAATTGACGGGCTTCGACAACGTATCTGCCTTTGCGAAGAGCGTTGGCATGGATCTAGATGACACAATCGAATACCTTGGAACCAAGCGCGGCGCGTTGGAAAGTGCTTGCTGGTTTTGGGATGAAAACAACTTAAACCGCCACGCAGACGCTCAGGATGTTGTTAAGGCGACCAAAAAAATTAATGGCGGAACGATTGGCCTTGCTGATCGAAAGCACCACTACAAACGCTCTCTGGACATCTTAGGTGGCAGCTACGTTGTTGTCCGTGCGCCTATCCTATTAAAGGTTGGATCAACTGGCAAAGAAGTTGAAAAGGTGCAGTCCGCATTAGGACTGGAAACGGATGGAGTTTTTGGTATAATGACGCAAAAGGCGGTTCAGGCGTGGCAGGAAAGTAAAGATCTTGTTGCTGATGGGATCGTAGGCCCGAAGACTTATAACGCAATGCTGTCCTAAAGGAATATTGTTTATGCCATTGCAGCTCTTAAAATATAACCCCGGTGTCGTAAAGGACATCACTGAGTATGCTGCTGGCAAGAACGGCCCGTTTTGGGTTGATAGTGATCTTGTGCGTTTTAAGAACGGCTACCCTGAAAAGTTGGGCGGCTGGCAGAAAGACGAACTCCACGAAATTAGCCCAAGTGGCGATATTACTACTACGGAAACAACCATAGAAGGCATCGCTCGCCGTATGCTTTACTGGAGGGCCGCTGTGGATGGCGTGGACCGTCTGGCTGTCGGTACGCACAATCACCTTCTTATTATTGAGAATGGCGCAATCTACGATATAACGCCACTTCGGGCGACACAAACTGGCTTGACCAACCCAGTGGCGACTACAAATGGAAGCACAACCGTAACGATTACAGACACCGCGCACGGGGCGTTGACGGGTGATTGGGTTGTTCTCAGCGGAACAACAGCTACTGGCGGCATCTCTGCTGACACTTTAAATTCTTACTATGGCTATCAGATAACTCGCATTAATGCGGATTCTTACACCATTGTTGTCCCATCTGCGGCCTCCTCAACTGTCGCGGCAGGCGGCGGGACAGTCACTATCAAATATCTGATCGGGCTAAATAATGGGCTGGGCGTCCAAAGCGCGGCCCCAGCATTGGGTTGGGGCGCTGGTGGATGGGGTAACGAGGCATGGGGTACGCCAAGATCCGCCTCAGAAAGCACTGTGTCTCTGGATAACAGCTCTTGGAACCTATCGCTTTGGGGCGAAGACCTTCTAGCCACAGTTCGTGGGGGCGCAATCTATTACTGGGATACATCTGGGGGCATAGCAGACCGTGCAGTGCTTGCGTCATCTATAGCAGGCGCTCAGAGCGTCCCTAGCGTGGTGCGAGTGACCACAGTGTCATTCCCTGACCGACACTTCATTGCAGGTGGATGCACATCATACAGCTCTGGAAATGTCGATAACATGCTGGTGCGCTGGTCGAGCCAAGAAGAGTTTACTAAGTTTGCTCCCACAGCAGTCAACACGGCTGGTGACCAGCGTTTGGAAATTGGCACAAAAATCGTGGCGATGGTTCCTGCCCGTGAAGAAACGATCATATCTACAGATGAAGCTGTGTATGGCATGACCTTTGTTGGCGGAGACTTCATATTCTCATTCCGCCTTCTAGCCACGGATTCTGGGGCCGCTGGCCTCAACACAATGATAAGTGTCGATGGTGATGTCTACTGGATGGGAAAGAGAAACTTTTTCAAATATGATGGTATTGTTAATGAGCTGCCATGCCCCGTTCAGTATTATGTCGCTGATCGACTTCAGACATCTTTTATTGAAAAGACAACCGTGGGACACAATAAAGAGTTCAAAGAAATCACTTGGTTCTATGTCTCAAATGACAACCCTGCGGGGACGATAAACCCAGAGCCAGATTCATATGTCACATTTAATTATGCAGAGAATTGCTGGTCAGTAGGCACAATGGATCGCACGGTTTGGAGCGACAGCTTTGGGGCTAAAGTTGTCCCGTTTGCGTTTGATCCAGATGGATACCTGTACAACCAAGAGACAGGCACAAGTGCCGATGGCGCGGCTATGAACAGCTACATTGAAGGTGCGCCACGCGAGATCAGTCAAGATGGCGAGACGCTATACATGGTGGATCAGGTCATCCCAGATGTAACCATGACATCTAGCACGTCTCTGTCGCTGTACATGAACACACGCAAATACCCCAATGCCACTGAGGTGACAAAGGGGCCGTTCACGATTACGTCAACAACTGATAAAGTAAGCACCCGCGCCAAGGGCCGTCAGATCGCGCTCAAGTTCCAAAGCACGGGAACCCAAGACGATTGGACGCTGGGCGATTTTAGAGTTAACTCAAGACAGGATGGGCTGCGATAATGGCACAGGGATCTCCACTTGCGGTGTTGCGGCTACCCACGCCGCCAAGCCAATACAATCGCGGTTATATGAACCGACTGACCAACACCCTTGAGCTTGAAAAGCAGGCGACTTACTTTGCGGCGTCAACTGGCCTTCAAGTGGCCGTTGATCAGGCCGAAGCTACAGCGTGGTTTATATCGTAATGCCTAATAGTTATAAGAATGCAAAAGTTGACCTGACAAGCACAAACGCCACGGTTCTGTACACCGCCCCCGGCGCGACAACAACCTTGGTTAAATCTATCTTGGTGTCTGAGGATACTGGCAATGCAGACACGATCACAGTCACAATAACAGACGCCAGCGCAGCAATTTTTTCTCTCTTCAAAGTTACGGCAGTTGCTGCTAATACAACTATAGAACTTTTGACGGAGCCGCTGGTTGTTGAGGAAAACGAAATACTAAAAGTCACGGCAGCGACAGCTAATCGGTTGCATGTAGTGGCCAGCTTACTGGAGATAAACTAATGGCGTATCAACCAATCGTATTAGGATCTAACCTTATCCCAGATGGTGCGCTTGGCGCATTGCCCGGTGGCGATTACAGCAGTCCAGATGAAGATCGGACGGCTGTTGTCACAAACGAAGACGGCACGATAACTGTTCCAACATATCAGTTGCAATCAAACACACCGACATTTGATTTGGAAGAAATGCAGAACGTCTACGGCACAAAATATATGCCAATGTTCCGCTGGATCTCGCAAAAGCAGACAGGTGAGGTCACGTTTGACCCAGAAGAAGATCAGATCAGCGAAGAAGAAGTGGCACGTCTAAGTGCTGATTTTTCCGCTGAGACAGGCATGTCAGCAGAAGAGGCAATGCGCGAGCAATACAAGCAAGAGGGTATTGCTGCGGTAACTCAGGTAGCGGCTGGACTTGGTGGGCAGTTTGGTCGATCAGTCGCTGCCGCTGGGGGAGTTGATAAATTTTCTGAAGGTTTTACTGATTTTACATCTAATTTTGATTCTCCTCTGGATATTTTTAAAACTCCGAAAGACGGATCTTCTTCTTATGTCCAATTCAGTCCTGACACTAAAAATGCAAATCTTGCGGCTGGAAAAGGCACTATAAGTGGAACTGATGCAGAAGCATTGCAGGCGGAAATAAATGATCCAGATTTTCTTGAGCGACTTAATGTTCAAGGCAACTCACCAGAAGCTATTAAAATGAGGCAAAAAGCTGAAGCAAGGAAATTAGCTGTAGATAGAGCCACAGGACCACTGACTGGAACTGGTGTTAAAGGATATTTTGGTGGTGTCACAGATCGTCTTGGCTTCGGAGGTGAAGACGGAGGGCTGTCAGCGGCAGGTAGGTCAAACTTATACGGATCTGCTGGCGTGGGTCTAGCTACAGTAGCGGCAAATTTGATTGCTGGTAAAAACCTCAAGGAATCTATAAAAACTGGGGCAAAAGTTGGTTTTGGTTCTTACATTGGAAATGCATTATTGCCGGGCATTGGTGGATTTATCGGCGGTGCGATAGGTGGCCGCGTGATCTGTAATGAACTCATGCGTCAAGGCATCATGACCCGCAAGCAAGTGGTTTTGGACTACAAATTCACCGAAGATTACCTGACGCCGCAGCACGTTGCTGGGTATCACGTCTGGGCTGTCTGGATGGTGCGTCAGATGCGTAAGGGCCGCTTGGTCAACTTCTGGACGCACGTTGCTGGACACCGCGCCAATGAGATCGCATACATCTACGGTAAGCGTGACAAGCCAGACTACCTTGGCAAAGTGTACCGCAAGATCTTAGAACCAATTTGCTGGTCTATTGGTTTGTTCTGCAAGACAACAGACTGGACAGTTCTCTATAAACAGAAGGAAATTTAATATGGCCCGTGAACCAATGATGATGCCAGACATGGCAGGCGCTAATATGAACGCCGAAAACCCAATGCGTAACCTCCCACCAGAGGCAATGAAGAACCTGCTACAGCCAGACGAAGAAATCGCAGCAATGCTGGTGGCACGTCTGTCAGCTATGTCAGAGCAAGAGCTGCAAATGCTGGACACTGTCATCACCCCAGAGGTGGCTCAAGTTCTCATGAAGCTCCTCCCAGAGCTGCAAGAGCTTATTGCGGCAGTAGAGGGCGGCGGCGGTATGCCACAAGAGACTCCAGCCCCACAGGCGGCTCCACAGATGGGCGCACTAGGCGGCATGGCTTGATATTAAGATTGGCGACAGTCGAAGACTTATCTGAGTTGTACATGATGCTTATGGTCATGCACTCAGGGACAGTTGACGGCACATCGCCAGTCAATTCCGAAAAGCTGACCACTGCAATTAACAATGCCCTGCACAGGGGCGTTGTCATTGTGGCGGAAGTTAACGGCAAAATTATCGGATCTATTGGCGGGATGGAAACGTCCGACTGGTGGTCCGACAAATTATACTTGGCTGACCTGTGGTTTTTTGTGTATAAAGAGCATAGAAAATCAAGAGCGGCCCTAACGCTGGTGAAAAGTTTCCTAGAAATAGGTCGAGACGCCAACATCAAGGTCAAACTTGGTCATGTCTATTCTGGAGATATTGACCGAAAAGACAATTTTTATGAGCGACTTGGCATGGCCAAGGTTGGATCGCTTTACATGGAGGCTTAAATGGGCGGCTTTTGCACACCATCATATTCGGAACTGCCATCTTCTAGCGAGACAGTAGGAGAGACGGGTGTACCAGCGTGGGTAACCGCTGCGGGTCGAACCACATTTGAGCGAGCTGCTGAAATAGCAAATTCGCCATACCCCATGTACACAGGCGCACGGACAGCCTCCTATGACGGCAATCGTCTGACAGAAGAAGAGCGCCAAGGCATGAACATCCTCAAGGATGGTGCAGAGAGCTATATGCCATACATGAACCGCGCTGGTGAAGTGGCAGACACTCTAGGCGCTGGATATGACACCATGTCCCGTGAAGAGCTTATGGGCGATCCTTTTAGCCTTGAGAGCGCACAGCCCTACATGGACATCTATCAGTCGGCTATGGACCCTGCCGTCCGCGAGATTGAAGAGCAAACGCTCCGCGCTCAGAACGATGCACGGGCCAGAGCCTCTACAGGTGGCGGCGCATTCGGTAGCCGACTTGGCATCATGGAAGGCACAGTCGCTGGCGAGGGCGCACAGGCCGCAGGAGACTTGAGGGCGGGTGCAGCCCGTGAAGGTCTAAACTTTGCCTCTGGTCGCTTTGACACTGATCGACAGGCGCGTTTTGGCGCAGACACTCAGGCCCGTCAGGCTTACGAGACAAACGAAGCCTCACGCATCCAGCAGATGGATGCATACCAAGGCATGGCCCCAATGGTGCAAGACTTGCAGACGCAAGCCGCCGCTGGACTTATCGGCGCTGGCGAAGCTCGCAGGCAGCTTGATCAACAGGCTCTGGATCTAGCATATGCTGACTATCTTGATCAGAAGATGTATCCACAGGAAATGGTTAACTTCACGTTGGGTGCGCTCTCAGGAACCCCGTACAACACGATTAACCGCAGCTACACCACTGGGTCGCAGATGAGTGCAAACCCATCTCTGTTCGGCCAAACCGTGGCTGGTATGGGCGGTCTGGCAAGCGCATACAAACTTATGAACTCATAGAGTAGGATCAGGTTATGGCTTTAGGCGCTTCTGGCACAGATATAAACTCCATTAATCTTGGCGTTCTAAACACTCTAGGCGGCAGCGCAAAGGCTGGGCAGCAGGCTATGGATTTTGCCAACCAGCTTTACCCGCAAGTGGCGGAAGCTGACCCTTGGGAAGCTGCGTTCCAGTTCTTTGCTGAAATGGGTAAAGCCGCATCAGTCCCCGGTGCGACTGCTCTGGGTGCTGCGGTTGGTTCAATGGGCGCTCCGTTAGATTACCTAAACGCCAAGAAGAAAGAGAAGCGTGAGACAGACCGGGCGCGGATGCAAACAGCGGTTCAATTGGCTCCAAGTTTGAAGCCGCCAAAGGCTGCAAGAGCGACATACGGCAAGCCTGACTTCTATATGGTTTCCAATAAAAATGAAGACGGCACATTTACTACTCCAGCCGAGACGCCACTAACACCAAAACAATTTTCTGAACTGCCAACTGACGGGAGCGTTCGGGTTACCAGTGTGCCGAAGACTTCTACTAGCGTAGACAACACCCGAATGGATGTTATTCTTAGAGAGGGTACGGACGATTTAAATACACCTATTGATGAAAGATTTACAAGTATTCCTCGCGGTTCTTTTGACTCCACAAAACACCTTCCAGTCTCCGCTCTTCCAAAAGATTCATCAACATCTGAAGACAAAACCCGCATGACTGTTATTTTGCGTGGCGAGGCAGACGATCCTGCGACTCAAATTGATGAAAGAATTACAAGCATTCTTAGAAGTGATTTTGATGAAACAAAACACCTTCCAACTGCGGCTCTGCCAGATGAAAAATCGCCACCACAAGGATCTGCGCCAGAACGCGCTACTAATAGGGTTTTTGATTTTGTAGATAGTTTCGTGGCAAATCCTAATGTTGTAAATTCTAGATCTTTAGGAACATTTATTAATGATGTCACAGATATGTCAAAAACAGAAACTATTACTTTTGTGGAAGACGGAGTTTCAAAAACTGCCACTTATCCCGGCAAAGATGCATACAAAATAATTGAACAGTCATATGGTCTAGAAATTGCTAATCAAATTAGGGAGATTGCATCTCAACAGCCTATCGGGGTAGAAATCGATCCCGATGATGAAAATAAACAACCAAAAACTGAAACTATTGTGATTGCTGGCAGGGAATTTACGGTTGTTAGTTCTGCCCCTAAAAACATACCAAAGGAAGCGGCACAAGGTATCGTTGATGCTCGCGGTGGCATGAGAGATGTTAAAATAGCTTCCGATCTTATTTTTCCAGGTGGTGTATTCAACAAATCCCTTGTCATTGCTTCAAATGTAATTCCCGGCGGTGGTGTAGGCCCAGAGGGCAGTTTAACTGGTGACTCAAGAACTGCATACCAAGCCATGAAAAGATCGATTGAGCTTTTGCTTCGTGCCAGATCTGGCGCGGCTGTACCACCAGCAGAAGTTGAAAATTACATGACACTGTATTATCCATCAAGTTTTGACAATGAGGCTCAAGCCAAAAACAAACTAGCGGTATTGGCGCAGTATTTCACAGATACAAATCAACTTCTGTCGCAAGGCAAACTTTTGTACGATCCTACAATCCCAGAATCAGATAGAAAATATGATCCAAATAAGCATGGTATTCCTGTAGATAGCTCCGCTTCTGGGCAGGCCACCCAAGCCCCAGCGGCTATAACTGTTGTTGATGAGTATGAGATAGGTGGCGTTAAGTACAAGCAGTTGTCTGATGGCCGCATAATTGTAGAGGAATAAAAATGGCAGGCCCTAAATTTACAGCTATCGATACAAGCACTGGTGCGCCAAAAAAAGTTCGTGCAATTGTAGGCAATTTTGATAACCCAGAGCGTAGGCTCGAAGCGATAAAGCAATATTACCCAGACGCGGTTTCAACTGCGGGTACGCCAATGGGCGAAGATAATTTTATTTATACTAACCCAGCGACTGGCCAAAAGACCCTATACAACCCAAAGGGTCTTGATATGGGCGACTATGTGTCTGTTGGTCGAGATATTCTTTCTGGTGTAGCAGGTACTGTTGGTGGAGCGGCAGCTCTTGTTGGGGGCCAGCTAGGCCCACAAGTGGCAACGCCAGAAGAGTTTGTGACAGTTCCAGCGGCGGCTGCACTGGCATCTGAGGGCGCAGGCCAATTGTACGATAGGGCTGTTGATTTTTTTCTTCCTGATCCTTTTTCAGTTGATCGCGGTAGCCTTGCAGAGCAAGGGGCTAAAGCAGCCACAAATATTGGCTTGGAAGTTGTCGGCGGTAAACTTGTGGAAAAAGCTGGTAGCGCGTTAGCCGCAGCTCCCGGTGCTATTACACGAAGGTTGGCAGGCGTTGGCCCAGCAAGGCAAGCCGCAGCACGGGAGCGTATAGCCGTTGCTGGTGAGCTGGGAATGAAACTTCCGTCAGCAGGGACTTCAACCCAGTCTCCTTTTTTAATGTTTTTTGAACAGCGGATGAGAGATTTCCCTACGTCATCTCCAATTATATTTGAACAGTTTGATGCATTCAGAACATCTGCGGGGCAAGCCGTTCGAGATATAGCTTCAAAATATGGCAAGCCCGTCCAAGAGGGCGGTGAGATTGGCCAGATACTACAGACAGGCGCAGAAAAAGGTTTAGCAAAATTTAAAGCCACTCAAGGTGAGCTATACGATGCAGCTTTTGACTTGGCCCCAGATGCTAGTGGGCGTGTAAATAATGTCATAGAATTACGCGCAAAGCTCAAGGATGAACTGTCTAGGGCAGAGCAATCTTTGCGCCCGTCCATGCAGGCAGCTCTTGATGAGACTGATAGGTTAATCGCAGATTCCCAAGCTGGCGGTGGTATAGACTTACAAACTCTTCGCCAGCTTCGGACAAATCTTCGTAGAAAAATAGATGGCTTAAAAAGACAAGGTTACGGCGATTCCGCTAGTTATCTAGACACAGTCTATACGTCTCTGACTAATGACATGAAAGATTCCGTAACAAATTACGGTGGTGAACAAGCTAATAAAGCTCTTTCAAAGGCAGATATTTACACCAGAAATAGACAGAGGTTTGATGTTCAACCTGTCTTTGACCAACTGCATAAAGAAAAAAGAACTGCCGTTCAGGCTTTTAATTTTATGATGCAGGGTACAAAAGAAAGCGGCGAGCAGTTAAAAAAGATATTGAGAAATATCCCTGCGGCACAGCGTGGAGACATAAAGGCGTCAGTTCTTAGCAGGCTTGGTATGACTAGCCCCGCTGGTCAGGATGCAATTGAAGAGTTCTCAACCGCAAAGTTCTTGACGAATTACTCGAAACTAGCCGATAGCGCAAAGGATGCATTGTTTGGAAAAGGAAACAATAGGGCTGATTTAGATAGCCTTGTTGAAATGTTAAACGATGTAAAATCCACTGACGCATTTGCAAATAATAGCAAGACAGGTCAGACTATTGGTTTCACCGCCACACTCAGCCCACTTGTGGCTGGATTGGGCATGATTGGCCAAGGGTACGATGTGGGTTCAGCGGCTACTACAGCAGCGGTTGGATTGGCTGGGGCCGCTCTTGCGCCATATGTTTCAGCGCGTCTTGTTACAAAGCCAGAGTTTGTTAGGTGGCTTGTAAAGTCTGGTCCGCAAATGGGTAAAAACCCAAACAGTGTAAAATACCATTTGGGCAGGCTGATGGAAATTTCTTCAAGAGACTCACAGTTTAGGGAAGACGTACTATCCTATATTGAGGCTTTGGGTGGCGCTATTATGCCCGGTGCGGCTGAAGCCGCAACAATTGAGCAGCCTATAGAGGACGTTGACATCACACAGTCCCCAGCGTTGCAGAGCTTAATCCAAAGCACGAACCCAGCTCTGTTAAGCCAAGCTCAATAACCAGAGTTTGCGTTGAGGATCATGTTCTCAACGTGCTTCCAATCCTCTTTCAACAGGTTGCCGTTTTTGCTCCAGACAGCCAGACCCATAAAGTTCTTTGGGCTGGGCCGATCTAGTAAATCAAAAACCGCATCCCCCCAGAACAGGCATGTGGCTAGGCCCACACGGATCACCACCCACGCACTGCCGCCACTGTCGATGTAATCCTGCATCCACTTGGCTTGCTCTAGGCGCAGGCCAGTAGTGACGCGCTTGCCCCACTCCTCCAAGTGGATGATTTCCATCCAGCCTGTGGGCCAGTCGCCCTTGCCAAGATAGTGGAGGTTGGGCGTTCCGCCCTTCCCCTCCACCTTGTAGAACTTCATTTTGAGATTATCGCGCAGCGCAATGCGGAGATTTTCCTGACCCTTATTCATATTCATCATCCAGCTCCAGCTCGCCAGAGCCATTGCACATATCGCAAGTGTCTTCGCGGAAGTCATCAGCAGCAATCTGCACCTCAACTTTGCCATCGCCATTGCAGACGTGGCAGGGAGCTGTGCTACCCATTTCCTTCAATTCGATTGACCAGTCATTAACTTTAGACATTTTGTAGTCCTTTCTCAGAGGTGGGGTAGAAGAGGCTACCAAGCCTCTCCGTTTACTATTACTTTGGTGGGGCGCTGGATGATGGTTTGCTTTACACCTTCACGAACACCGTGATCTTTAACCTTGGCCATGCAGGTCACTACACTGTCTTTGCCCCAGAAGTTCGAGCCTTTGTAGATCACAACATTGTCGTCGGCATCGCGGCAGATGTTGATGTAGCTCGTACCCCAGTCCCCACCGTCCAAAGACACAACGTGCTTGACTGTGAGAGCGAAAGACTGACGCTCGCCCACTGTGCCAACAAACTCGCACTTGCCGTCTCTAGCGGCCCACTCAGCCTTCTGAGCGGCGCGTTTGTCAATCATCTTGACCACGGCGTTACGCATGTTTTCGGTGGGCGAACCAAACTGCCAGATGCCTTTTTTAACTGCTGGCAAAAAGCCTTGCTCGTTTGGGTCTTCAAATTTAACAAAATCAATGACCTCTTGGGCGCGGTCATCAGTAGCAATCCAATTTTTGCGCTTGGTGTCAGCGGCGTTAGCCATCTTGTAGCTCTGAATTGATGAGTGGTAGTTCTGAGCGCCGGGGTGTTTGTGTGAATATGCCATTTTGTAGTCCTTTCTAAATCTCTCTATACAACTAATATAGTGGCCCCAGCACATAATGCAAGGGCCAAGAGAAAAGTTTTTTATTATCGTTTAAACCAAAGGACTTATGGCTTTTTAAAGCATTCTTCGTACAGCCTCTTAGCGTCTCCGCTTACGTCAGACATCACATCCATCCGTGCTATTCCGTTGCCAACCCAGTCTTCATTGACTTTCAGGCAAGCCTCAACTTGTTCTGTGTTGACCACAGCAAGGCCAATAATGGTGAGGTGGTCAGGCAAATCTAAATTTGCCTTCTCAATGATCGCTTCCATATCGATCTCTTTTTCCCATTCATAAATCATGCCAAGACCTCCCGATCTACGATGCCCACGCTGATCAGCTCATCAAGCCGCGCCTTGTTGGCAATGATGCTGATCTCATCCAGAAAGACACTCTTCTGGAGAGCTGTCACAGCAGCCGCCATTGTGATCAGGCCCATTGGGCGCTTGGCAAAGCTGGCAATCGTGGTGTCGCAGTTCGATCCCTCGAACTTCGCGTCAGTCACGCGGATGATGACTTTCCAACCCTTGGGTGTGGATTTGCAGATCAATTGTTTTCTCATGGTGTAGTCCTTTCTAAATCTCTCTATACAACTAATATAAGACCCCCTGCAAATAATGCAAGGGGTAAAAGAAAAGTTTTTTATTGTTGTTAGTTTTCGGTAACTTAGATAATTCTACCTCCAAGGCATTCCCATGCACCACATGACAAGTGAGTATCTTGTCCCATGCGTTACAGGTGTGACTTGATGATACCTGTCTGATGGAAAAACAATAATAGACCCACGCGGACGGATCTCTTTGCAAGTATGAAATCTAGAATTTTCAGAATGAGGCCCAAAATCAAACTTTAAATTACCGCCCTTATAGTCTTCAGGTTTTGTTAGGTTAACAGTCATAGATAATTTGCGAATTTTATTAGCATAATTTGCATCTCTTGACCATTTTTTCTTGTTTTCTTTTAAGTCCCATCCTCCCTTGGGAATGCAAATAGTTTCACCATTTTCTTCCACCTCATCATAATGCTCACCATCTGGTGGATTTCTTTCATCCCAAAACGGTGGGTTTGGTTTCGCATTAGCATCTGGATGCCAACCATAAAACTGCTTCTTTCCATACTTTGTAAATTGCAGGCTTTCGCTCCAATCCCATTCAAAATTCCAACCAGCACGAAGATTGGCTTCGTTTAAATATGGAGTAATCCATGAATAAATTTCTTTATCATTTAGCCAAGATATGTGCGTATCACGAACAAAGGATTTGTCTCTTGTTCCTTTGTTCTTTATCACATCAATTGTGGAATCGCCTTGCATTAACAATTCATCTTCTCTCAGACCAGATTCAAGCATCGAACACTTATCTTTTCCGTCAAAAGTTGATGCGTCAATTGAATCGCCTCTAGCCTTGGCATTTTTCATTTCACTTTCACCAATAGAAATAATGTAATCGCATTGCTCATCTGTAAGCGCAGACTGAAACCAGTAGTAATCATTTTCTAGTATCATTGTTTTTTCCTTTTATATTTAGATGTTTTTACCAGCTACTCTTAGATTGCTGGTGAACGTCCGAAGCTCCTCACGCGCATAGAATAGCTTGTTCTGAGCGTTTGGGTGCGGGTCACTTCTAAGGCTGTCATCCTGCGCCCGGTCTACCTCAGAGCGCAGGTACTGGAGCTGTGACGCCTGAAAGGCTGTCAGGTCACTGTCAGTCATAGAAAAAACCTTTCGAGTATGATAGCGCCCAATACGCACGTCACAGCAGCGCCCCACAGCACAATAAACTTGACGTGCTTGCGCTCTAAAAATAATGGCTCTGGATCTTTATCTTCAAGGCCCATAGGCTTTGGCGGTATAAAATCCATTGGCTTTCCACGAAGATGGTATGGAATGTCCATCTGCTTGCGAAGTTTCGATGACTTTACCTGAACAGCTTTCTCTGATCGCCCAAGTAGTTCAGCAATTTTCTTGTCGCTGTACCCGTCAGCCCGACTCTTCAAAAGAATCTGGAGGTCTTTGATCTTCCATTGTTTATTAGATTTATTTTTCATTTTCTTTCTCCTTTTGGTTAGGCTTCAGTGCCTTGAGTAGTGCGCCTTGAGACGCATTCTTGTCGCCCAAGACTGACAATACGCGCTGGTCTATGGTGTCAGTACCAATCAAGTGGATAATGCGGACGGGGCGGCTCTGGCCCTGTCGGTGCAGCCGCGCATTGAATTGCAGGTAGTATTCCAAGTTCCAAGTCAGGCCAAACCAAACGCACAGCGCCCCGCCGCCCTGCAAATTCAGGCCGTGACCTGCGCTGGCTGGGTGCGCCAGTAGCATTGGTATTTCGCCACGGTTCCAGCGATCAATGGTGGACTGCTTTTTATCCAGCGCCACCGCCTGCGGAAACCGCTTGAGTAGCCGCTCAAGGTCAGACTTGAAGTTGTAGGCCACCAGCATTGTCTCGCCTGCATTGTCATCCACAATGTCTGACAGGGCGTCCAGCTTGGCCGCGTGTGTCTCAGTCCAAGATCCGTTGTCGTCGGTGTACATCGCGCCATTGGAATACTGCATGAGCTTTCCGGCCAGCACAGCCGCGCTGACTGCCTCAACCTCCTGCCCGTCATCAAGCTCCGCTAGGGATGTCTTCTCAAATTCCTTGTACCCGGCAAGAGCGTGCGGCGATAACTCAACTGGGGCGGTGATCTCAATGCGGTCAGGCAGCGACAAATAATCGTCGGCGCTCATGTGCATAACCCTGTCAGCTATTTGCCTTTCAATCTTCTCCGCTGACCCATCGCGCAGCGTGTACTTGTGGCCAAAGTAGTCCGTATCAAAAAACCGCTGCCTGAAATTTGTCAGGGTGCGCCCCAGCCGCTCGCCGTAGTCAATCAGATACATCTGCGACCACAGGTCGTGCATCCCGTTGGGGCTGGGCGTTCCAGTCAGCAAAATCATGCGCTCGACATTCGGCAGCATTTTCTTCAGCGCCTTAAATCTCTTGCTCTGCGCGTTTTTAAACGTGCTGCTCTCATCGATCACCACGAAGTCAAACGGCCACTTATCCCCGTAGTGCGCCACCAGCCACGGCACGTTTTCCTTATTAATAACGTACACGTCCGCAGTCTTGAACAGCGCGGCTGTCCTAGCCCTAGCAGGCCCCGTGGCGACAGATACCTGCAAGTGCCTAGTGTGGCTCCACTTGGCGGCTTCCTGCGCCCAGACGCTGTTACAGACGCGCAGGGGCGCTATCACC